TTAACAAAATCCGGAAGTGGTTTTGTAACTAATCAAGGTAACATTACTGTTAAGCAAGGTGCAAATACTATTGCTCAGATTAACACTGGTGTTGGTAAATCCCAAAGTGCAGTTTATACAGTTCCAAACGGATACACATTCTATTTAGATTACGTAGAAGCTAACACATCAAATAGTTATACTAGTGGTAATTATTTAGTATACAACGTTGTTACAAACAATAACGTAACTGGTGTTCAATCATCTATTTTGCAACAACCTTTTACTTCAATTTATACTGCAACACGCACTCAAGATCCATTTGCTTATGGTCAAAAAACAGACATTCAATGGCAATTGAAAACCAGTACGGGCACATATGCAGTTGGTATTATTGTAACAGGTAAGTTAATTAAGTTAGACGGTCAATCCGCTTAAGGCAGCTAAATGCCTGTTTATCTTGACACTCGCGGAAACTCAGTTCTTGCTGTAGGGATTTGTGATCGCTGCAGCAGAAAGTTTCCGTACGTCGAGTTAATGCCAGATCCCAATTTCCCCGGAATGCGGGTCTGCAAAGATGACAAAGATAATTTTGATCCATGGCGTTTACCCGCATTGCAAACTGAAAATATTGCTTTGCGGTTTCCACGCCCAGATGTTTCTGTTGCTTTAACACCAAAAGAGATTTTGTTGCCCGGCGGATTTACAGAAGGCCCAAATTCAATCTTTATTCAAGGTGTTCCCCCCAACTCCGGCGCATCTGGTGATTTATCTTATGCAAATAATTCACCATACTCCACAATGAGTTTGAACCCTGTCATTGGCGCAATCAATCCCAATACAGGTCCAGCAGCTGGTGGCACACCAATACTAATCAATGGCAACAACTTAACAGATGTTTATTCTGTGGTTATTGCTGGCAAACAAGCTACATTTACATTAATTAGCTCATTACAAATTTCAGCCGTAACTCCAGCATACATAGCAGGTCTTGCTGACGTTACTGTGATATCGCCATTTGGCACATCCACAAGTCATGGCGGCTTTACTTATACATAAGAGAAAATGGCTGATCAACCGATTACAGGGCTACCGACAGCTACAACCCTAACAGGTAATGAAGTAACGGTAGTCGTACAAAAAGGCGTATCAAAGCAGGTACTTGTTTCGGCAATTGCCAATCTTGTCGTACCCGGAAAGTTAATCACGTCAGTGGCGTTGTTGCCAAACTATGACATCATTTTTTACTATTCTGATGGCACAACATCTACGATTGGTCCGATTCCGGGATTTGTTTCAGCAACAATTAATGGCTCTGGCCATTTAATCCTTACTGAAACCAACGGCTCTACAATTGATTGTGGTTCTGTTATTGGCCCACAAGGTCAATCTGGTTATAGTGGCTATTCTGGCTATAGTGGTCAGCAAGGCACATCAGGTTATAGTGGTTATTCTGGCTATAGTGGTGTTGGAAGTTCTGGTTCAAGCGGTGTGTCTGGTTATTCTGGATACAGTGGCTTTAGCGGATATAGTGGATACAGTGGATCTGGCACATCGGGCTACAGTGGCTATAGCGGCATTAGCGGATTTTCTGGCTTTAGCGGCATCAGCGGTTTTAGCGGTATCAGTGGCTTTAGTGGCCAATCTGGTTACAGCGGCTACAGCGGTATCAGCGGATTTTCTGGCTACAGCGGTATTAGTGGATTTAGTGGTGCAAGTGGCGTATCAAGTAGTTACTACTTTTACAAAGCCAATACCAGTGCAACCAGCGGTGATCCCGGTTCTGATTATCTGTTGTGGAATAATGCCACACAGACAAGCGCAACACAATTAAATGTCAGTAAGATTGCAGCTAACGGCGTAGACATTACTGTCTTTTTAGAATTGTTGATGGCAACCGAAGAAATTGTCATCCAAGACCAAACTAGTAGCGCTAATCAGCAGACATGGAAAATTACCGCAGCGCCAACTCAAGTTGGTAACTATTTTACAATTCCAGTATCATTAGTACTATCCACTGGATCGGCGTTTACAAACAACCAAGCCATCATTTTGGCAATCGCCAATGGCGTAAGTGGTTTTTCTGGCTACAGTGGTTATAGCGGTTTTAGTGGATACAGTGGTATCAGCGGATTTAGTGGCTATAGCGGCATATCTGGATTTAGTGGAATATCGGGCTTTAGTGGTATCAGCGGTTTTAGTGGCTATTCTGGTATCAGTGGATATAGCGGTAGTGGGGTGTCTGGCTACAGCGGTTATAGCGGATATTCTGGCTATAGTGGTATCAGTGGATTTAGCGGATCTGGCGTAAGCGGTTATAGTGGATTTAGCGGTTACAGCGGTATCAGCGGATTTAGCGGTATCAGCGGATTTAGTGGATCTGGCATAAGCGGCTATAGTGGCTACAGTGGCATATCTGGATTTAGCGGATACAGCGGTATTAGCGGATTTAGCGGATCTGGCGTAAGCGGTTATAGTGGCTACTCTGGCTATAGTGGTATCAGCGGATTCTCTGGTTATTCCGGTAGTGGTGTATCTGGTTACAGCGGCTATAGTGGTATCAGCGGATTTTCTGGCTACAGCGGCATATCTGGATTTAGTGGTATCAGCGGATATAGCGGTAGTGGTGTAAGTGGATATTCTGGTTACAGTGGCTATTCTGGTATCAGCGGATTTAGTGGTATCAGCGGATTTAGTGGCAGCGGCGTAAGCGGTTATAGTGGCTACAGCGGCTATTCTGGCTATAGCGGTATATCAGGTTATAGTGGTATTACACCAACCAATGTTACAGTAGCTACCAACACCACAGTCAATCCCGGTTATGTGCATTTTTCTTCTGGCACATCGGGCAGCCAAGCAGTGTATGTAAATACCAGTTTGACGATTGACGCAATTACTGGAGCAATCACTGGCGGGGTTACTGGCGGTACATTTTAATAGTATAATAGCTGCATGAAAATTTTATGTAGCGTTGCCACGCGCGGTAGATATTTTAGCACATTGCCTATGGTCTTAGAGGCAATCATCAACCAGACTTGCAAAGTCGACAAGTTGGTTATCTTTGATGATAATGATGGGCCTAAAGACATGCGAGAAGAATCGCTATACCAAAACTTGTTTTGGCAGATGCATTGTAAAGGTATCGAGTGGGAGTGGTTGTTTGCCGGTAAGAAAGGTCAACACCACATCCACCAGCAAGCCAACACGATGGGTTACGATTGGGTGTGGCGTGTAGATGATGATGCAGTACCCGAAAGTAATGTGCTAGAGAATCTAGCAAAACATATTAATGACGATGTTGGTGCAGTTGGTGGTTCGGTATTAAACCCACCCCATATGCCAAAGTATTTAGAAGCAACTGGACTAATTGTCGACATTGAAAACGAGCCTAACATTCAGTGGGGGCTAATAAAAGATGTTAAAGAAGTTGAGCATTTGTATTGCAGTTTTATTTATAGAGCTGGCGTTTGCGATTATAACTTGGGACTTTCTCGAGTTGCCCATCGTGAAGAAACGCTGTTCAGCTGGAGTCTGCATCACAAAGGCTACAAATTATTAGCAGTACCCAACGCAGTAACATGGCATTTAAAGAATCCACAAGGCGGTATTCGTGATGGTTCTAAAATAGAGATGTTTGAGCACGATGAGCAAATATTTAAAAATATCCTCAAGCACAAAGACAACACTATTGTGGTGCTTAATTCTGGTCTTGGGGATCATATTGTCTTTAGCCACGTTTTGCCTAGTGTTCGCAATCCCCTTGTTTTTACATGCTATCCTGAAGTAGTACCCGGCTATTCAATTGAGATGGCACAAAAGATGTTTGGTGATATTGATTGCTGGAACATTTATAAAAAGATGGCGCAGTGGAATTGGAAGGGCAGTTTAGAAGACGCATATAGGAAGTTGTATCTGTGATTATCATCGCGCCGTACGCCCAAAAACTGCGAACAAATAAAGAAAACCCAAAAAACTATCCATATTGGGAAGAGCTCATAGCACAGATTGATGCGCCAATTATTCAAGTTGGTATAACTGGTGAAAAGCAATTAGTACCTGATTTTAGAACCAACTTGCCAATTGCAGCATTGCGAGAACTGTTATGGCAATGCAAAACATGGATTGGTGTAGATAGTTTTTTCCAACATCTTGCATGGGATGAAGGTGTTTCGGGCATTGTGTTATGGGGCCCATCTGATCCACTAATATTTGGACATTCAGAAAACATTAATCTGTTAAAAGACCGGTCATATTTAACAGAAAATCAATTTTTATGGTGGGAATCCACCGAACACAAAAATGACCGGTTTGTAAAACCAATAGAAGTATTAGCATACCTTAATAAGGAATAAAAATGGCAGCTACGGGCTACACACCAATTTCGTTATACTACAGCACCACAGCGGCTACAGCGCCGTTGGCCGCTAACCTCGTCAATGGTGAGTTGGCAATCAACATCACCGACGGCAAGTTGTACTATAAAGACAACGCCGGTGTTGTGCAGATCATCGCTGGTAAAGGCGGCGCTGGCGTGGCTGGTGGCTCTAATACTCAAGTCCAGTACAACTCTAGCGGTTCATTGGCTGGCTCTGCCAACATGACCTTTAACGGCACTAGCTTAACTTTAGCTAATGATGCTTCTATATCAGGTCTTACTGTTGGTAAGGGTGGTGGTAGTGAAGCAAATACAACTGCTGTAGGTTATCAAGCATTTAACGCTGTAGATACAGGAAGTTATAGTTCTGCGGTAGGCTACCAAGCTGGTTATTCACAAACTTCAGGTGCTAGAAATAACTATTTAGGCTGGC